TTACCCATTGGCGCGGCTTAAGAGCTTATTTTTGAATTCACAATGGTCACGATATAACCATCTTGCTCGCCCGTGGATAACTTTGGCTTTAGGCAGGTCGCCGGACTTAATCCGGTCGTAGATGAAGGTTTTACCAAAGCCAGTATCGGCCATGATGAATTTCAAATCAACCAGTGAATCAGGCTGTAGTTCGTGTTGCATGAGTGCTATCTCCGAATAGGGAATCGAACCTGCAAATCAGGCAATAAAAAAACCGCATTGATGCGGCGATGATAGGTCTGGATATCTTGAGAAATGAACAGGCCTCATCGAGTGTGAGGCTGTGGTTAGTCCTTGCGTAACTCGCTAATTCTTCTGTAAGTCTCTGGTGCTTTGTTTCCGTGTATCTTCATTTCAGATTTCAACAGAGCAACGAGGGAATCCCATTCGTTGAGGATGCCTTTGAATGCCGGAACGCGCTTTGCAACCTTGTCGAATGAATCTCTGATTTCTGGGATCTGCTCAACAAGTGCAACGCATCGTCGGAAATCGGCTGCGTCATGTGGAGCGCCGAAGTGATGACCATAGATATTCTTTTTCAGTCCACATGCGATTGAGGCAAGAGTTGCGCTACTGATGCCGACATCGCCAGTTGATTGCCATTTCAAAACCTTCATAGCCAAATCTGACATTTCTTGTCTCCATAAAACAAAACTCGCCGTAGCGAGCTCAGATAAAAGAAATCCCCGCGAGTGCGAGGATTGTTATTCACCTTTGACGGCAAGTTGCAGGTTAGCCACGGTTAACCTCCTGCGGCGGTTCCGGTAGCGGCATCCAGTGAGTTGCCTGCTCAATACCATTACCCGGCTTAATCGTTGCATCTCCGCGCCGAAAGGTGCTTCCGGTATAGCGTGCGGAGCATATTAGCGGTTCAACCAGAGAGCTATCGAAATTCACCGAAATAAGCACGTTCTGGCCCTTTTCAGGCATTTGGTCACTACAGCTTATCCAACTATCCGGAGTTCCCGGAGAGTTGCCATTTACATCGAAGTTTGGCTCTGCGTCCTGAACCAGGAGGATGTAACCATTCTTGGCAGTATCAAGTTCTAACGCCTCGGTGACGGTGCCGAAATAGCGATTACCTAAATCAGCATCACAAGTGCTTACATCAATGGAAACTTCCATGCCTTCGATTAATTCTGGCAAGTTGTAAGTTTGGCTTACAGGCTCTGCTTCCAGCGATGCCAGTGCAATTCGTGCCAGTTCCATTTGTTCGCCACGAGTAAGTCCGTTATCAAGCGGGGATTTAATGAACAATTCGATACGTTCTTTGGTAATAGTGGTCATAGCTATTTCACCTTAACCTCAACATTTCGCAGCTTTAGCTCTACTGGCAGGTCTGACTTTCCGGTTAATGCCAATGCGAGATTTTCTGGAGTAATGAGAGCAGTTATTGTTTTCCCCCTCGCCAGACGAATAATCATTCGTATCTCGCAATCGTCACATGCTCCAGGTCGAACAATTGATATTTGTCCATTCATCTCACTCTCCTTTGATGCGAATGCCAGCGGCGCGCTCGGCTTCACTTTGTTCCCAAAACCACTTGTGAAGCGCCATAAGCTTTTCGTCAATCGGTGCATATTTGCGATTAAAGTAGGCCTGAGCATCTTTCTCAGATTCGTCCGGCAATTCGCCTGGGCCAAACAGTGTGTTATAAATCCATGCCAGTCCGCTTTTAGCGTCGCCAGTCGATTGCCATTCGATAATGGCAGCCTGCATGACCAGAATGTTTTTCCCGATTAACAGGTCCAGTTCTTTGTGCCGGTTGCGGATGTATGTATTCTCGCTTTGTAATTTTGCGTTGCGCTTCTCTGCGGCTTCCAGCTCAACACGCAGCTTCCCTACCGTAAGCGCAATATCCTCGTTCTCCTGGTCGCGGCGTTTGATGTATTGCTGGTTTCTTTCCCGTTCATCCAGCAGTGCCAGCACAATGTGTGGCGTTATCAGGGACTCAAATTCGGCAACAGCTTGCTCGCCTCGCTTGTAATTCTTAATCCCACCTAAATCTTTCGCGTTCTGCGCCGCCTCACGCAGTGCCTGATAGTCAATCTTGCTCACTGTTCGCCTCCTTTGCTCGTTGATTCCACTCTGCTCTAACCTCTGAATAAAAAATCGCGCAGTCATTTCCAGGCGCTGCATATTTGCTACCAGATTGAGCGCGACACGTACCGCATCGAACGAAATAGAATCGACCGCCAGAGCCATATTCAGGGTGATCTGCTTCGCTGGCAACGTGCGCTGCACCGCCACAGAATGGACATGGTAGTAGGTTGCTCATGAATGCACTCCCTTGTGAAGCTGTTCCGCACAATGCAGCAGGGCGTCAGTCGCCTCTTTCACCGTAACGCAGTCGCCATCGTCCAGCCCGGACACCGACGCGTGCTTAACGAACGCCGCGCAAAGGTCATCAAACGCCTTAGCCCTGACTTCAGCCAGGAAAGCATCGGTGGCTGGGGTGTCTGATTGCATAGACTTTGCGCGATAATCATTCCACCCTCTTGCATATATGGGATTAACTTGCACTCCATCTTTTACGCAATATGCCTGCCCTCCACGGTTGATAACCTTGATTTCGTCCATAGCGCCAGACTTCAGCCCCGCATTTTCCGCTGCCATCTCCGCGCACTTGGCCTCCGCTTCAGCAAATTTACGCACCAGATATTCAGCGTTTGTTTCGTTAACCTTTAAATCTCGGGGGATGCATTTACCTTTCAGGAATCCATCCATCTCAATTAGTGACATTTGTTTCATTTCTTCCCACTCCGCAACATCGCATTCAGATATTTGTTTTGATTCACTGATGGAAAAGAATTTCTCTTAAGCAATTCCTCTCTCGATGGCATTGGCTTTACGCGTTGGCGAATAATCATTTCTGCTGGAAGAATGCCGGGATTGTATGCAAGTCCTCTCATGATTTACTCTCCACGAACTGGTCAATAGCCATGCTAAGTGACACACCTAAATTCTCGATATGTTGCTGAATATCCTGTAGCGTCTGCGCCTGAGATAACAGGATTTCACGGTTGCATAATTCTTTAACCAGATGCTCAAACTTGCTGTAATAACCGATACGGCTTAGTGTTTCTTTCCCTGCATTCTCGCCTTCTTTGATAATTCCTCTTTCACTAAGAATCAGGTCGTGTTTGGTTCCGGTAATAACGTATTTTCCGAGGTCGATGTTTAGCTTCATTGTTTTCATGGTAAATTCCTCAGTCATTACTGATAGCGCCATAGCGTGAGCGGTAATTACGCAGGCGCGGGTCAATTTCAGGGAAGTGGGTATATGTGGCTTTGCGGAATGGTCGGATTGATGTCTGGTAAATTCGCTCGCGTTCTTCTTTCTCTGCAAGCCATATACAGTGGCGAAATTCCTTTTCCTCTTTCGTTTCCTGCGGTAGAGACATTATTCGATCGTAGTTTTTTCTGAATTTATCCAGCACCTCCGATACGGAATTGCCGGAACAGCGGCGCGCGTCATCCGCACAATACAGAGGCGCTGGCATGATTTTCTCCTGATTAAATTGCGTGAATAGCGTGACGAGGGAAGGGGAGAGTTACTGGTGCAAAGGGTATATCGTCGTCAAAATCCATAGGTGGTTCGTTGTGTTGTGCTGGTGATGATTGCTGCTGTGGCTTCTGTGATTGCCTGCTGGCTGCTTGTTGTTTGCTGTCGCCAATGCCGCCAAGCATTTGCATCACGCCATTAATTCCGACATGAACCTCGGTTGTGTAACGGTCTTGTCCTGACTGGTCTTTCCACTTTCTGGTTCTCAGCATTCCCTCGAAATAAATCTGATCACCTTTTTTCACATACTGCCCCACGACCTCAGCCAGTTTCCCGGATACAGCAACACGATGCCATTCAGTCAATTCCTTTTGCTCGCCAGTATTTTTATCTCGCCATTGCTCTGACGTGGCTATTGTCAGGTTAGCGAACGCTGTTCCTGATGGTGAGTATCGAACTTCCGGGTCTTGTCCTACCCGACCAAGGATAATCACCTTATTTACGCCTCTGCTTGCCATTTATGCCGCCTGTTTTAGTTCGTTAACTCTGATGTTCATTACCTGAACGCATTTAGCCTGCGCTTCCTCGTTGCCAGCCATTAATTGCCAGTCACGCTGATAACGCTCGATGAGTTTTTTCTTGTCAGTTTCTGTTGACGCATAATCGCTGAAGTCTTTCAGGATTTGCTCGCAGTCAACCGATGGAGATTTCTGGTTGGTATTTTCTGGTGATGGTTTGTTATCTGATGCTGGGATTGCCCAGCCTGGCAGCGATGGAGGGAGCCAGTAAAATCCTGTTCCATCCTTGAGTTTTGCCCTGTGCCATCCCTGCTTTTTGTCGAGAGATGTTTGTGCGAAACCTTCCTCAAGGTTATACAGATACCGACCGATTCCCCACTGAACGGCAGCGCGCTTCATTGCACCTGAACGACCACCTTTGACGGCTTCTACCTGCGTGTTTTCAGCAGCATCCCATTTGGTTACCCATTCGGAATCAATCTTTATTGATATGCCGCATTCAACGCCGCCGTTGTTGGGAATATCGCGGTATTCATTGCGCCATCCTGCTTTGCCACAAACATCGTCCAGGCGTTTCATGATTGCCCGGTTCGTGACATAAGCCAGCACCATAGCCCACACTTTGCCATCGCGTGTTTTACCGCTTTGCTGTATTCGCCATTCGATATCTTCAGGGCTGAATGGCTCATCGAATTTATTCAAATCCATAATTCACCTCAGAATGGACACGGCCCAAGGAAATAACGCTGATTTAATACTTCGACTCGGGACAAATTAAGGCATACCCGCATTCCTTCGCGGTCACCATTATGGCGATACCAGAGAGCTTTCTGCGTGTACATGCGTCTCTGTAACTTGCTCTCCTTCACTGTGCTTGCAAGTGACATGAATATCTCCTTCGTTACCGATTAAATCTTTCATCTGACGAATGAATTCTTCGTCTGAACAGTTATCTGTAAAACTCATTTCCTGCGATACCACGGAAGGTTGATAGCTGATTTCATCGCTTTATTTGCTTCAATCCACATTTTTGAATCACCAATAAATCTGGCTATTACTGCTTTGTTCTGTGCAGCACGAAGCATCTGGTGATTGATGGCTATTTCATTGCGCATAATAAGACCTCAACTCTTTTCCATCCGTCACGTAATTTACGGGTGATTCGTTCAAGTAAAGATTCATTTAGTTGGAAGGCACCCATGCGAGCGCCTCCCGCGATTGCGTAAATCATGGGTGGTTCCTTATGTTGGTTTTATTAGTAGGTTATTTTTGTTGCGAATACTTCGCCTTTTACGATGGCTGTTATGATATTTTTAGCAACATCTTCTGATGCGCCAACCTTGATAAGGTCAGCAAGTATTTTGTTATTTACTTCTTTCCGGTGATCTTTATCCTTTGCTCTGTGCTCTTCTTCGTCCTTGATTCTTTTTTCTTCTGCTATTCTGGCTTGCTCTTTTGCTTCAGCCTCGCGCCGGATTCGTTCAGCCTCCTCCTGTGCTTTTCGGCGTTCTGCTTCAATTGCCGCCTGCTTTTCTCTTTCAGCTTGTTCTGCTGCCTCTTTTGCTTCGCGCTGTGCTCGTTGCTCGGCTTCAATGCGTTCACGCTCTGCACGTTCCGCTGCGGCCTTAGCTTCTGCTTCTCGCCTTGCTGCTGCTTCAATTTGGGCTTTTGCCTTTGCTTCGGCTTCTGCTCTGGCTTTCTCTTCAGCTTCTCTTTTTAAGCGTTCTTCATGCTCTCGCTTTTCCTGCTCCGCTTTGAGTCTTGCCTCTTCTCTTTGGCGGTCAAATTCGCGATCCATCAAAATCGCTATTTCATGGTCAGACTCAATTTGCTTTGCGAGAGCTTCAGCTGCTGCCTTAGCTTCTTCTTCGGCTTTAATCCGTGCCTGTTCTTCCTCATAATCAGTAAGAGGCTGGCGTGCCTTGGCTTTCAGCTCATCAAGGCGATCACGCACTGTCTTGCGGTTGGCATCAATTAGCTTTGGAATTTCCTTCAGTTCAGCAACAAGGTCTTTGCCAAGACCATCGAGATATGTTTTCGTCTGCGCAACTTTATACGCCAGAGAAGCGATCTCCTTTCTGCCCTTTGCCGTTGTGATATCAGGCACAAAGGACATAACTTCATGTTCAACCTTTTGAAGGATTTCTTCAATCTGGTCGGCAGACTGAAATACAGTCATTGCATTTGCTTTTTCAATAACAACTAAATCTGTTACTTCACTCATATATCCTCCGTCAAAAAAATTGCCCTCACACTGGATGAACCGCCCCGGGAATCCTGGAGACTAAACTTCCTGAGAAAGAGGTAAACAGGATGACTAAAAATACTCGTTTTTCCCCCGAAGTCCGTCAACGGGCAGTCCGTATGGTTCTGGAAAGTCAGAGCGAATATGACTCACAATGGGCGACAATTTGTTCCATTGCTCCAAAGATTGGCTGTACGCCGGAGACTCTGCGTGTCTGGGTTCGCCAGCATGAGCGGGATACCGGGGGCGGTGATGGAGGGCAAAGAAGATTTCCAATAATCAGAACAAGTCGGCTCCTGTTTAGTTACGAGCGACATTGCTCCGTGTATTCACTCGTTGGAATGAATACACAGTGCTTATTCGCGAGCTTTGAGCATGGCATCAGCAATAAAGTAGGCATCATCTGCTAATTCTTTGTACTGTGGTGAATTCTGTCCACCGCCAAAGGAATGTCCGTCCCATCTGCGCACTATTGCTGCCATAGCCTTAGCAGCGAAGTAATCACGTAATGTCGCATCACTTGCCATTTCTGGGCGTTTGATATCTGCTTCATAAAACTCGCACATCATTCACCTCCCAGAGCCTTGCTGATTGCTGCAAGACCTTTATTAACAGCTCCATACCATTCTGGATATGTTGTCGTTGTTCTATTTTTGGATTGCTTAAGTAATAACTGAAGTGCTTCGAGAAGGTCAGGTGCTGCCGCTATTAGATTGGCATCTTCAATACATTGAACTTCCTCACAGATTGCAATATACGAACGCCAGCCTGCGCCATTTTCAAGTGAGTCTGCCTGGATGATTTTAATCTCATCGCCATCCATCATTATTTCCCACTTACCTTCAGTACCTTTAAATTCCATGTTAGCCTCTGTTGTTTATGCCAAAAATAAAGGCCGACTATGCGGCCTAGTAGAATACCCAATTTTCTGTTTCTTGGTTGTGTCCAAAGTTATATTCAATATCTGGTGTTGATGTATCAATATTCTTCATCCCATCAACAAGAGTTGATACAACAGCCAAATCTTGTTTGATTCTCATTAAATGGTATTTCTTCCGGCGCAATAAACTCTCAATGGCAAGTTTCTTCGTTGGGAATGCAAAAGATCTTTCTGCATTTTTTGCTACTTTCTTAATTGCATATCTATTTCTCCTTTGTTTCCATTCCTGTAACCACTGATTTGGTGCTGGTTTAAAATTAACAATCCAATGCGCAGGAACCAACCATGCATAATGCTCTGTCTGATGAAAAGCTATATATTGAAGTGCGAATATTTTTATCCCATCTTCTTCAACTGTCGCCTGGAATCTCCAGAAAACAGGCATTCCATCATGTTCAGTTTCTGATTCAGGAAAAGGTACGCTCCATGATTTTGTCATATCTCACCTCAAATAAGTGGTTTGCTGCCTAATTTCATTTTCTGGCGGCCTGAGCAAGTCACACCCATTTCACTGCGTGGCTTGCGGTAGTAAATACGATTCTGTTTACGCTCGACTTCTTCTGCCTTCTTGCAGCGAAGGCTTCCGAGTGATGCTGCTTTATCTGCTCTGACGCAACCAGAGAGCTTTAGCGCAATTTTTCGCGCCAGTCGCTGCTCTTGCATTGCCTGTTCACGTTGAGCCTGTCTGCGTGCTCTGCGGCGATTTCTGGCGTTATCGTCAGCCAGATATGTAATGACTACTGTCATGTTGACCTCCGATGATTGACTTTGGCGGTGACGCGCCGGGTGCTTATCTTCCGGTTGCCGTCGTGCAGCTGCACTTCACGTCACCCCAAAGCCAACTACTCTTTGGTTCCCGCATTTCGGCGGGACAATCCCATCAATGTTAAAGAGCCTGCCAATCTGTTCCGTTTGGCTACCAGCGTCCTGCTGATGGCTAAAGAATACTGTAGGTATTTTATTGTGTAAATACCCAAGGTATTTATTTTTGATGAAATAATGATAAGCAAATGAATACAAAGGATATTTATTTTTTCGGTGTCTGCTTGTTCAGTGCTTTTTATGCGGGATATGTGAAGTGGATCCCGATAGCTATTGCTGCCGGGATTATAGGTTAGTCAGCGAAGGTTAAGACGAGAATTACCTTAATGATGTCTGCTACAACAGACACGGCCATAGATAAACCAAAGACGATCCAAGCCACAGTGATGTCTTCACTACCATCGTATAGAGTTCCGTAATCACTGGTGTAAGGCGTAAATGTCGCGCCTTGATACAATAGGTATAAGCTTGATCCATAGAGGATAAATGCAGATATCCCTTGTATTGCTATGATCACCAGAATCATGAAACGAGCTGATCTATGCGCCCAAGCCTGGCTTATTTTTTCTGATAGAGATTTCGCAATAAAAGCATGCGCTAAGCCGTAAATTGTCGAGATTGCCAACATCCCAAAAAAGCTTGCTATAGCGGTTCCAACCATAATCGCCCCTTGCGTGATCAAACCAGCCTTAGTTTTGTCTCAATTGCAACGCCTATAATCTTGCAGTTTCCATTGATTGGCACGAGAGGCCATGCAGGATTAAGTCCCTTGAGGTATTTATTTCCGCCGTCGATTATCAGCTTCTTGAATGTTGCTTCGTTAGAGTCAGAAAGTTTTGCTATGACCAAGCTGCCGTTGATCGCCTCCCTTCCGGTATCGAAAAGAACGAATGTTCCCTCTGGAATGCTTAACCCAACCGGTGCCGTCATTGAATCACCTTCCACTTTAAGCCAGAACGCATTACCTTGAATATGCGCGTCAGACTCAAGCCAAACATCTATGTCTTTAATGGTGTATGGTTCGCATGCTTCACACCACGAGCCAGCCTGGATACTGCTTAACACCGGATACCTCTTTCCTGCTCTGTATTCCCCTGCATACCTTACGTTGGCATCGCTCTTAAGGCTTTCTGCCTGTTCTGCAACCTTGGCAGCAATTGACTGGCTAAAATCAGCAATTGAGACTTGCAACAAACGTGCAAAACCAGATGCGACCTCAACGTTTAGCGCGTTTCTGCCATTAAGATAATGCCCTACCGCTCCTTGGGTGATACCCAGTTCATCAGCGATTGAGTATTGGGTTATTCCCAATTCTTTCTTTTTTGACTCATACAAAGCCTTAAGCCGCTTAGCGTCTTCGAGCTGTTCTGTCGTCAGTGATTTTTTATTTTCCATAGCTTAATTCTAATAGCTAAGGTACTTAAACTAAAAATACCCTGAGTATTGATTGCTTTGAATACCTGTGGTATTCTTTGTTCATGGTTAATAACGGAGAGTGCATATGATTCGAATGACACTTGCCGATTACGCCAAAATCCATGGACAGGCTAAAGCAGCCAGTGACTTTGGTGTAATCCAGTGCGCTATCAGTAAGGCCATTCTGGCAGGCCGTAACATTATGGTTACGGTAAAGCCTGATGGCAGTGTGATTGGAGAGGAAGTTCGTCCTTTCCCAAGCAACAAGAAAAACAAATAGTAACACCGCTCTTTAACAGTCATGGTCCTCATTCCCGCCGAAATGCGGGAATACAACGCGCATAAGTTGATGCGCATAACTTCTTATTAGTTAAGGAAATACTTACATATGCAACTTACAAGTACTCGCAAGAAAGCGAATGCAATTACAAGCAACATCCTGAATCGAATTGCTGTACGTGGTCAGCGAAAGGTTGCCGACGCGTTAGGGATTAATGAATCGCAAATTTCGCGATGGAAAGACAGCTTCATCCCCAAAATGGGAATGCTTCTTGCTGTTCTTGAATGGGGTGTTGAAGACGAGGAGTTGGCGGAACTGGCTAAGCAAGTAGCCAGAATGCTGACAAAAGAAAAAGCCCCGAAGAACGGCGAATTCTTCGAGGCCTGATGTAGAAAGACTGGATCAATCCACAGGAGTCATTATGACAAAACGTCGTAAGAAATACCAGGAAAAAGAAGAGATTCGACACCCTGATTCACCTGAGGGATTAGTGGTAGCCGCAGCAAATAACAGGGCGTTCGCAGAGCGCCTTGTTGGTGTTTACAGACTAGCCAAAGCAGGAGTGAAGCATGGGCGTCGTTAAGTTAGCTGATTACAGGCATAACCCTGTACAACATCAGGAGGCATCCAGTATGGGGTATGTCTCTATACACCGCCAGTTTATGGACAGCAGGCTCTATAAGGACTCTCAGGCAGTACATCTTTGGCTTCACTTAATCCTCAAGGCTAATCACGAATCTACTGTCGTCAATACGGATATCGGTCCGATAACTGTTGATCGCGGTCAGATGATAACTGGACGCCCGTCGCTGGTCAGAGAAACATTCATCCCCGACAACAAAGTTCGGAGCTTATTACGGACTTTTGAGTCGAAAGGTATGCTTAATATTTGCTCGATGGGGAAGAAATTTAGCCTGTTTACAATCGTTAAATATGACGATTTTCAGGCAAAAAATTGTCCAACGGTTGTCCAACGGTTGTCCAACGGTTGTCCATAAACAATAATATAAATAATATCTCTAATACTGACGTATTAGAGAGTGCCACAGCAGACAAAAAGTCTGACAAGAAAAAACCTTCCGTTAGCTGTCAGGATGTTGTCGATGCTTACCACGAAATCCTTCCTGAAGCGCCAAGAATCCGCGCACTGAATGACAAGCGTAAAAACCAGATCCGAACGTTCTGGCGCAAAGCCGGAGTGATAACCCGACAGCTTGACGGGCATGGTTTCACGATGCAGGACTGGAGAAATTATTTGAGCTACGTAGGCGAAAATTGCCGATGGATGTTCGAAGAGCGCCCAAACCATCAGCGCGGAACCGTCTGGCACAAAAAGGGATTTGATTTCCTGCTTAACGATAATACCTACCTGAAAGTTCGTGAGGGTGAACACGATGACCGATAATTTTTATGCGCCGCCCCATAGCATCGAGGCAGAGCAGGCGGTGATTGGTGGATTGCTTCTGGATGATGACAGCAGTGAGCGCGTCCAGAAGGTTCTGGCGATGCTGAAGCCTGACTCATTTTACAGCCGACCACACAAAATCCTTTTCGAAGAAATAACCAGAATGCACCGGGAGCAAAAGCCAGTAGATGGCCTGACGCTTTTCGATGAACTGGAGCGTAAATCGTTAACGGCGTCTGTTGGCGGTTTTGCTTATATCGCTGAGATCGCAAAGAACACGCCAAGCGCAGCAAACATCGTTGCCTATGCAATGCAGGTTCGTGAAACCGCAATGGAACGCTACGCCATCAACCGCATGACTGAAGCGACGGAATTGCTCTATTCCCGCAACGGAATGACTGCAACGCAGAAGTACGAAGCTATTCAGGCGATTTTCACGCAACTGACAGACCATGCAAAAACCGGATCGCGTCGCGGCCTTCGCTCATTTGGTGAGGTCATGGAAGACTGGGTTAGCGACCTTGAGAAGCGATTTGACCCGTCAGGCGAACAGCGAGGAATGAGCACAGGGATCCCATCGCTGGACAGGATGCTGTCACCGAAAGGTCTGGTGAAAGGCTCTCTGTTTGTCATTGGCGCTCGCCCTAAGATGGGGAAAACGACGCTATACAGCCAGATGGCAATCAATTGCGCAGTGCATGAGAAAAAGCCCGCTCTGATGTTCAGCCTTGAAATGCCAGGTGATCAGATACTGGAAAAACTGGTAGGGCAGAAGTCTGGTGTTAACCCGAATATTTTTTACCTTCCGGCGACAAATGACGCCGATGACGGCTATCAGGGTGATTACGATGGTGACTTCAACAGGGCGATCGAAACAGCCAATCGCTTGAGTGAAATCGACATGCTTTACATCGACGACACGCCGGGATTATCTCTGGCTCAAATCGTCAGCGAAAGCCGTCGAATCAAGCGAGAAAAAGGATGTGTTGGCATGATTCTGGTCGATTACCTGACACTAATGACTGCTGAGAAGGCCGATCGCAACGACCTTGCTTACGGCATGATCACCAAAGGACTGAAGAACCTTGCCAAAGAGCTTGATTGCGTTGTTGTGCTTCTGACACAGCTTAACCGCGCACTGGAAAGCCGAACCAATAAACGCCCATTACCAAGTGACTCACGAGATACAGGGCAGATTGAACAGGATTGCGATTATTGGGTTGGGATCCATCGTGAAGGCGCTTTTGATGACAGTGTTCCACCTGGTGAAGACGATGAGTGATTTCTCTGAGCTTATTTCCTTCAAAAAAGACAGAGAAGAAATGCGGACTGAATCTGTCTATTACGTTCAACACCGGAATAAACGCTCGGTGCTTGATCAGGAGTTGGTTATTACCGGAGACCTGGCATTCAGAACATATAAGGCCAGCATGGAAATGAAGGATTTCCCTAAATGTGGTTCTGAAAGAGAAGCCGCGTTAAAGCTGGCTGAGTGGATGCAGAGAATGGCTGCTGCAATTGAGAATTACTGGAGCGAACCATAATGGCTAAACAAGCGCGAAGACGATGTAAAAACGAAGAATGTCGGGAATGGTTTCACCCTGCATTCGCCAATCAGTGGTGGTGCTCTCCAGAGTGTGGAACCAAGATAGCACTCGAACGACGAAGCAAAGAACGCGAAAAAGCGGAAAAGGCAGCAGAGAAGAAACGACGACGAGAGGAGCAGAAACAGAAAGATAAACTTAAGATTCGAAAACTCGCCTTAAAGCCCCGCAGTTACTGGATTAAACAAGCCCAACAAGCTGTAAACGCCTTCATCAGAGAAAGAGACCGCGACTTACCATGTATCTCGTGCGGAACGCTCACGTCTGCTCAGTGGGATGCCGGGCATTACCGGACAACTGCTGCGGCGCCTCAACTCCGATTTGATGAACGCAATATTCACAAGCAATGCGTGGTGTGCAACCAGCACAAAAGCGGAAATCTCGTTCCGTATCGCGTCGAACTGATTAATCGCATCGGGCAGGAAGCAGTAGACGAAATCGAATCAAACCATAACCGCCATCGCTGGACTGTCGAAGAGTGCAAGGCGATCAAGGCAGAGTACCAACAGAAACTCAAAGACCTGCGAAATAGCAGAAGTGAGGCCGCATGACGTTCTCAGTAAAAACCATTCCAGACATGCTCGTTGAAGCATACGGAAACCAGACAGAAGTAGCACGCAGACTGAAATGTAGTCGCGGTACGGTCAGAAAATACGTTGATGATAAAGACGGGAAAATGCACGCCATCGTCAACGACGTTCTCATGGTTCATCGCGGATGGAGTGAAAGAGATGCGCTATTACGAAAAAATTGATGGCAGCAAATACCGAAATATTTGGGTAGTTGGCGATCTGCACGGATGCTACACGAACCTGATGAAAAAACTGGAGACGATAGGATTCGACACCAAAAAAGACCTGCTTATCTCGGTTGGCGATTTGGTCGATCGCGGTACAGAGAACGTCGAATGCCTGGAATTAATCACATTCCCCTGGTTCAGAGCTGTACGTGGAAACCATGAGCAAATGATGATTGATGGCTTATCAGAGCGCGGAAACGTCAATCACTGGCTGCTTAATGGCGGTGGCTGGTTCTTTAATCTCGATTACGACAAAGAAATTCTGGCCAAAGCTCTTGCCCATAAAGCAGATGAACTTCCGTTAATCATCGAACTGGTGAGTAAAGGAAAAAAATATGTCATCTGCCACGCCGATTATCCTTGTGACGAATACGAGTTTGGAAAGCCAGTTGATCATCAGCAGGTAATCTGGAACCGCGAACGAATCAGCAACTCACAAGACGGGATCGTGAAAGAAATTAAAGGCGCTGACACGTTCATCTTTGGTCATTCGCCAGCAGTGAAACCGCTCAAATTTGCCAACCAGATGTATATCGATACCGGCGCAGTGTTCTGCGGAAATCTCACATTGATTCAGGTACAGGGAGAAGGCGCGTGGGCATAAGAGAACTAAACCTCACCAAAGAACAGCATGAGTGGCTGAATGGCTGGCTTGAACTGTGGGGCGCATGGGTTTATTCAGGTCGTCTGGAAAAGCGCATGAGCAGCGTAATAGCGAAGTTCATGGAGAGCGTAGAGCCGGGAAGAGTTATGACAAGGCCAATGTGCAATGATGATGATGGAATGTTGATTTCTCAGGTCGTTGATTCCGTCATGTACATTGACAAGAAAGCCTTTGGCATCCTCCTCAGCTACTACGCTCATGGTTCATCTAAGCGAGCAATTGCATCCTACTATCACGCGACTGCAAAGCCACGCAAGATGTGTGGACGTGGTGGCGAGGGATGGAGAAAACCTTCACTGGCAACCTGTAGAAACGAAATTGACGACATCCTGAAAGCGTCATTATTTGTTTTATACCAGCCAATGCAAAATGCTTTCAAAATGCGTAAACGTGTTGAGAAAGTTAAGCATGTTGCTGTTAAAAACCTTGACATGCAATTATCCATTTAGCCATAATTAGAAGGTAAGCTGCCGTTAGTGACTCTTAAGTTGCAACGGTGGCTTTTTTGTTTGCACAACAGGTAAGAGCATTGAACCCGCAGACCTCGCGGAATTGGTGAAAGGTGCCGCGCAGTACTCTTATCGTTGTGGTGAATACGCAGGCTGATGCGTTAATCAGGTGAACGAGACACCCGCCGGTCCGTGATATGGCACACCGTGCCGGTCATATCTGCCGCGGTTAGGTTTACGAGGATTTCGTAAAGCTGGTCTAGGGTGAAGCCGTGAAAGCGGAGGAAGTAAAACGAGGCGTCGGTACACGCCTATCGTCATTAAGTCGGAGTTCAGCACCGACCGCCACAACCCAACCTGAGCCGTAGCCACTGGCTATCCTGAATTCATCAGTGATAGTTATGCTGCGGCTTTCTACACATGACCTTCGTGAAAGTGGGTGGCAGGAGGTTGCGCTAACAACCTCATGCCGTTTTGCCCGTGCATATCGGTCACGAACAAATCTGATTACTAAACACAGTAGCCTGGATTTGTTCTATCAGTAATCGACCTTATTCCTAATTAAATAGAGCAAATCCCCTTATTGGGGGTAAGACATGAAGATGCCAGAAAAACATGACCTGTTAGCCGCCATTCTCGCGGCAAAGGAACAAGGCATCGGGGCAATCCTTGCGTTTGCAATGGCGTACCTTCGCGGCAGATATAATGGCGGTGCGTTTACAAAAACAGTAATCGACGCAACGATGTGCGCCATTATCGCCTGGTTCATTCGTGACCTTCTCGACTTCGCCGGACTAAGTAGCAATCTCGCTTATATAACGAGCGTGTTCATCGGCTACATCGGTACTGACTCGATTGGTTCGCTTATCAAACGCTTCGCTGCTAAAAAAGCCGGAGTAGAAGATGGTGGAAATCAATAATCAACGTAAGGCGTTCCTCGATATGCTGGCGTGGTCAGAGGGAACTGATAACGGACGGCAGAAAACCAGAAATCATGGTTATGACGTCATTGTAGGCGGAGAGCTATTTACCGATTACTCCGATCACCCTCGCAAACTTGTCACGCTAAACCCAAAACTCAAATCAACAGCAGCCGGACGTTACCAGCTTCTTTCCCGTTGGTGGGATGCTTATCGTAAGCAGCTTGGCCTGAAAGACTTCTCTCCGAAAAGCCAGGACGCTGTGGCACTGCAACAGATTAAAGAGCGTGGCGCTTTACCGATGATTGATCGCGGTGATATCCGTCAGGCTATCGACCGTTGCAGCAATATCTGGGCTTCACTTCCGGGGGCTGGTTATGGTCAGTTCGAGCATAAGGCTGACAGCCTGATTGCAAAATTCAAAGAAGCAGGCGGAACGGTCAGAGAGATTGAGGTATGAGCAGAGTCACCGCGATTATCTCCGCTCTGGTTATCTGCATCATCGTCTGCCTGTCATGGGCTGTTAATCATTACCGTGATAACGCCATCGCCTACAAAGAACAGCGCGATAAAAAAGTCAGTGAGCTGAAGCAGGCGACCGCCACCATTACTGACATGCAGCAGCGCCAGCGTTCTGCTGATGCACTCGATGCTAAATACACGAAGGAGTTAGCTGATGCGAAAGCTGAAAATGATGCTCTTCGGCGCAAGCTTGATAATGGTGGTCGGGTGTTCGTCAAAGGAAAATGCCCTATGCCATCCTCAGCCGAAACCTCCAGCGCCTCCGGCATGGGCAATGATGCCGCCGTCGAACTCTCTCCAGTTGCTGGACGAAACGTTCTCGGTATCCGGGACGGAATCATCAGCGACCAAACAGCACTGAGAACGCTTCAGGAATACATCAGGACGCAATGCCTTCGATGATAGCGATAATTTTACTCATCATCCTTCACATCTGGCTCTGTAGACAGGGTGGTGATCACTTCTGGAGTGAATCCAGATTAAACATCTCATTGCTGATGCTTGATATTGAGCATCTGGCGCGCGGTAAGGGGCTGCGTTGAGATAAGAGCCAGTCATTACAAAGCCTATCTACGGGTGGGCTTGATAATGAAACCGGGATTTATTCTGGGCAACCAGTTACGGCAGTACAGCGAAACAACCCAAGCCAGAAAGTGGGGAAATAACACTGGCAGCCACTGAAAGATGAACCTCCAGCCTTATGGCAAAAAAGATTCTTTGTGGTGGCGGACTGATGGAAAGACATCCTAATCAAGCAACCACTCTACAGGGTCATAATTATGAACGACCAGCAAATCGAAAAAGAAATCGTTGAGAAAGGCAAAACGGCACCGCGCGTTACGCCAGACCATATCGAAGGAATTATTGCTCAGGAGGCATATTTCACAGCAGAGGATGGTGCCTTTGGCAAAGCCATAAAAGCGAAACATACTGGCGGAGAGGTAAACTACCAGCCGCACGAATCACTTTCTCTGCTGACGTTCTGCGTCCTGGTGCTGCGCAACGGCTTCACCGTCACCGGAGAGAGTGCCTGTGCAAGTCCGGAAAATTTTGATGCAGAAATTGGTCGGAAGATTGCCCGGCAGAATGCTGTAAACAAAATCTGGATGCTTGAAGGTTACTTGCTGAAGCAGAAGCTAAGCGAACAGTAGTTATTACAAAAGCCATTCCCTACAGAGTGGCTTTGATAATGGCTTATACCCTACACGGGATAACTTAACTGATATCCCTTTTAACGGATAAACGGAGCCAACAATGGCAGAGATTATTCCCATGACTGAAGAACAGAAATTCCAGTTAGAGATTTACAAACTGGTCATGAACCAGAACGCAGCCGCAGAAGAAGCATTTCAATTCATTGGCACTGACGAGCTGAAGCTTGAGCTATTCAAAATTCACTTCCAGTCAGGTGGCGCTAATTCAGATATCACGACCCGCACTATCGAAGCGGTGCGTAAATCGAAGGAAGCGTTAGACCTGTTCACTACCGGAGTGTAAGAGATGACTGAACAAGAAATGCCGAGATACCAGTGCCACAAAAAAGTTCGCGCCCTGAAGATTGGCTCTATAGAACATAAGCCAAACCCAGATCAGTCTGGTAAGACTGGCTCTTCTAGTTATGGGGCAATTATTCATCCGGATGATAAGAAATACGCAGCATTTGATGTTAGCGCGGAATATATCTGTAAGCACCGACCAATGTCTGGAGGCTATTACGTTGTCTATGAGGATGGATATGAATCATATTCTCCTGCTGAGGTATTTGAGTCTGGATATTCAAAATTATAGGAACACTCTATGACAAGCGTCGTTGATCTTGGTAAGGAGAAGAAATTCCCAATTACTCAAGAGCTATACGAGCGGCTTGAAAGCGTCATCCATGATTACGATGGTGAAATCAGTTTATGCGAGGCGATTGGCACACTCGAATTGCAGAAGCAGTTACTGATTGAAGGCGCGAAAGAGTCCTCAACCTGAAATAAAAATTAAGTGAGATGAATATGGCGACTGAACCAAAAGCTGGTCGCCCCTCTGATTATATGCCGGAGGTGGCTGACGATATCTGCTCGTTGCTTTCTTCTGGCGAGAGTTTGCTGAAAGTATGTAAGCGTCCTGGTATGCCGGATAAGTCCACTGTTTTCCGCTGGTTGGCAAAGCATGAGGATTTTCGCGACAAGTACGCGAAGGCAACTGAGGCACGAGCTGATTCTATTTTCGAAGAGATATTCGAAATTGCTGACAATGCGATTCCAGATGCTGCTGAAGTGGCAAAGGCAAGACTTCGCGTTGATACACGCAAATGGGCGTTGGCCCGAATGAATCCCCGTAAGTATGGCGACAAGGTAACTAACGAGCTTGTCGGCAAAGACGGCGGCGCAATCCAGATTGAAACATCACCGATGAGCACTCTATTCGGAAAATGACCTCGATTAATCCTATCTTTGAACCGTTCATTGAGGCGCATCGCTACAAAGTCGCCAAAGGCGGTCGAGGTAGCGGTAAGTCATGGGCAATCGCGAGACTGCTTGTTGAAGCGGCGCGTCGGCAGACTGTGCGTATTCTCTGCGCTCGTGAACTGCAAAACAGTATCAGTGATTCGGTAATCCGGTTGCTTGAAGACACTATCGAGCGTGAAGGGTATTCGGCTGAGTTTGAAATTCAGCGTTCAATGATTCGTCATCTCGGAACGAATGCTGAATTCATGTTCTACGGCATCAAAAACAACCCGACGAAGATTAAATCGCTCGAAGGCATTGATATCTGCTGGGTGGAAGAAGCGGAAGCGGTAACGAAGGAATCGTGGGATATCCTGATACCAACCATCCGCAAGCCGTTTTCCGAAATATGGGTGAGCTTTAACCCTAAGAACATCCTCGACGATACCTATCAGCGATTCGTTGTAAATCCTCCCGATGATATTTGCCTGCTGACGGTGAACTACACCGACAACCCGCACTTTCCTGAAGTCCTCCGTCTGGAGATGGAAGAGTGTAAACGCAGAAATCCGACACTGTATCGTCACATCTGGCTTGGTGAGCCAGTGAGCGCAAGTGATATGGCAATCATCAAACGTGAATGGCTTGAAGCTGCAACCGATGCGCACAAGAAACTCGGATGGAAAGCGAAAGGCGCTGTTGTTTCTGCACATGACCCGTCAGATACAGGGCCAGATGCTAAAGGTTACGCATCGCGCCACGGTTCGGTAGTTAAGCGCATTGCCGAAGGTCTGCTGATGGACATCAACGATGGTGCTGACTGGGCTACTTCGCTGGCGATTGAAGACGGCGCTGACCACTACCTGTGGGATGGTGATGGTGTTGGTGCCGGGCTACGCAGACAGACAACGGAAGCGTTCTCCGGTAAGAAAATCACCGCCACGATGTTCAAGGGTAGCGAATCGCCATTCGATGAAGATGCGCCTTACCAGGCCGGAGCATGGGCTGATGAAGTCGTGCAGGGCGACAACGTTCGCACTATTGGCGATGTATTCCGCAATAAGCGAGCGCAATTCTATTACGCGCTGGCTGACAGGTTGTATCTGACATATCGGGCGGTTGTCCACGGTGAGTATGCAGACCCCGACGACATGCTGAGCTTCGACAAAGAAGCGATAGGCGAGAAGATGCTGGAGAAGCTGTTTGCAGAACTGACGCAGATTCAGCGCAAATTCAATAACAACGGGAAGCTGGAGCTTATGACTAAGGTCGAAATGAAGCAGAAGCTCGGTATTCCATCTCCTAACCTGGCTGATGCGCTGATGATGTGTATGCATTGCCCGGAGTCGGCTGCGCAACCCGACTATTCCAGTTACTCAATTCCTTGTGGTGTAGGTTGATATGGCAGAAAAAAAGATGACTGACTGGCATCGCAAGGTGCTGTGCAACTTTGATAATGCCTGGTCAGCAACGCAGGATATGCGTAAGCAGATTATTGAGGCTCAACGTTTCGTCCGGGTGTCCGGCGCACAGTGGGAAGGCAGCACAAACGCTGGTTACTCATTTGATGAAGGCAGGTTTGAGCATTACCCGCGCTTTGAACTGAATAAGATTGCCCGTGAATGTGATCGCATCATTGGCGAGTATCGACAGAATCGCATCAGCGTTAAATTCAGGCCGAAGGATGACAAGGCATCGGAAGCGTTAGCCGAAAAGATGAACGGCAAATTCCGCGCTGATTATCAGGAAACATCCGGTGGCGAAGCGTGTGATAACGCATTTGATGATGCTGTAACGGGCGGATTCGGTTGTTTCCGCATGTGTGCTGATTACGAAGATGAAATGGATCCGAGTAACGAGCAGCGACGCATCAGCCTTCTTCCTGTTTACGACCCGGCGACATGCGTCTTCTTCGATCAGGACAGCAAGCAATATGACCGCTCTGATGCCATGTGGGCTATGGAAATGTTCTCCATGACGCCTAAAGCGTTCGAGGCTGAATACCCTGATTCCATCGCGGCAAGCCTTTCTCGTGATGACACTGGTACTCAGTATGACTGGTCAACGCCTGACGCCATCTATGTTGGACGCTACTACGAAGTCCGCATAGAGAAGGTGAAGCTCACAGCATGGCGTAACCCTGTCAGCGGAGAAACGGCAATCTATGATGAAGAGCAAATCAAAGATATTGTCGACGAGCTGACCGATGGTGCATTCGAACTGATTGGCGAGCGAACGGTGAAGAAACGCCGAGTTTATTGCGGTCTTCTGTCTGGCGCTGAATGGCTGGAAGAACCGAAGCGTATTCCGGGCGAACATATTCCTCTCATCCCGGTATATGGGCGTCGTTCATTTGTTGATAATCAGGAGCGAATCGAAGGCCACGCAGCAAAAGCGATGGATGCACAGCGTCTTGAGAACCTGATGGTTTCCATGATTGCAGATAACGCTACTCAGGCTGGCGGCGATGGCATTCCTGTAGTTGATGTTGACATGATTCCTGGTCCTCTTGCCACTCATTGGGCGGAGCGCAACAAAAAGCGCCCGGCGTTCCTGCCGATGGTCAGTTTGAAAAACAAAAACGGAGATATTACTGCGCAGGCTCAGGTCAGCAGTTATACGCCTTCGACACAAATGCCTCCAGCTCTTGCCGGGCTATTGCAGTACACCGGAACGGCTATTCAGCAAATTACAGGTGCGTCGCAGCTTGAGAACATGCCGAGCAACGTCGCCACCGATACCGTTGATAGCATCTTTAACCGGATGGACACGCAGTCCTATATCTACATGGACAACATGGCTAAATCCATGCGCCGTGCTGGCGTCGTGTGGCTTTCTATGGCTCGTGAAGTCTATGGCAGCGATACGCCAATGCGCATCGTTAATGAGGATGGCAGCGATGACGTGGCGCTGATGACTGGTGAAGTGGTTGACCGTCAGACAGGGAAGGTTATCGCGCTTAACGACCTTTCGCAGGGTAACTATGAAGTGACTGTCGATGTCGGTCAGTCGTTCGCTACTCGCCGTGATGCAACGGTTAAGTCGTTGCTTTCCATGCTGGCACTTATCCCGCCAGGAACGCCGAAGCATGACCTTGTATCGTCGATGATTCTCGACAATATGGACGGCGAAGGGATGGACGACCTTAAAGAATACAACCGCAATCAGTTGCTTCTGTCTGGCGTTATTAAGCCGAGAACACCAGAAGAACAGCAAATGGTTGAGCAGGCGAAACAACAACAGGCCAGTCAGCCAGATCCGGCTATGGTTGCTGCGCAAGGTCAGCTTCTTGCTGGTCAGGCTGAATTGCAGAAAGCGCAGAACGAACAGGCAGCCATTCAGGTTAAAGCATTCCAGGCACAGACTGATGCTCAGGTTGCAGCGGCAAATGTTGTGAAAATCCTCGCATCTGCCGATAGCCAGCAGAAATCTGATATCCGCGAGGCTCTGAAACTGCTCGGACAGTTCCAGCAACAGCAAGGAGACAATGCCCGTGCTGATGCAGAGCTTGTCCTGAAAAGTCAGGCACAGGGTCATGCGCAGCGCATGGACATCAGCAGCATCCTGCAAAAATCAACTCAGCAACAACCACAGCAGTAATTAACCCATAACGTGCAATGGCTGTCTTTATGAGGCCTGGCACCCTATTGCCTTCCGATGGGCTGAACATCGAGTAAACAGGGGTAACAAATGGACCAGATGGCAGAAAACACACCAGAAGTTGAAATCGAAACCGACGCGTCAGAGCAGATTCCTGATGATGTCGAACTGGCTGAAGAAGTCGAAACAGAAGATGGCAGTGAGTCCTCCGGCAATGATGCAGAGGAAGCTACTGAAACTGATGACGACGAATCAGAACAGGAATTCTACTTTGGTGACGAAAAGCTGGATTCGCCAACCAGCGAAGATAGCGCAGAGCATGGACTGGTAAAACACCTGCGCAAGACGATTAAAGAGAAAGACCGCGAGCTGAAAGAGCTGATGCGTCAGTCTCAGAAACCCGTCGAGCAGCAGCCGGTAATAACTCAACCACCGCGAATGCCAAAACTGGATGATGAGGACATCGGTTTCGATGAAGAAATCTACCAGCAACGCATGGCTAAGTGGGCAGAGGATAACGGCAAGTACCAGCAACAGGAGATGGCTCGCAAGCAGAAGGAGCAGGAGCTTCAGGCTGCCTATCAAGAGCGATTATCCAAATATCAGCAACGTGTTAAGGCTCTCAAAGTTCCTGGCTATCAGGAAGCAGAACAGGCCGTACTCGAGGAAATCCCCATCGAGACACAAAACGCGATCCTGTTTGAGTCAGAGAAGCCGGAAATCGTTGTTCTGGCGCTCGGTCGCAACGCTGAACTGCGCAAGCAACTGGCAGAAGCTACCAACCCCGTAGCAATTGGTCGTCTGCTGGAACGTATCGAATCGAAGGCCAGAGTCATGCCAAAAGCAAAAACCACGGCAGCCACAACCCCGACAGTTAAGGGGAGCAACGGCGCAGTAATCAACAACCTCGGCAAATTGAAATCCAAGGCGCTGGAAACTGGTGACTGGACGCCGTATTTCGCCGCTAAAAAGGCAAAAAAATAACCTATCGGAGCATTAAACATGGCTAACCAATTAGCAAAAGACCTTGAAATCATGTTCGAAAACTACGTTGAAGGCTTTGAGGCCGCCTGCGTAGTTTCCCGTAACGCTAAAAAATTCCGTCCCGGTGATACAGCAATGCAGCGAGCAGGTGATGTTCTGTATCGTCCGCAGCATTACCACATGAACATTGAGGAAGGCCTAGACCTCAGCGGCAAAACGCCAACAGCACTGGTTCAGCGCCTTGTTCCTTCTGTGTTCAAGGAGCCGAAAAACATTCTGTACACTCTGGATGCGCGTGAAATGCGTGACCCGGAACATAAAACTGAAGCTGGTCGCGCCGCAGGTATGCGCCTTGCTGCACAGATTGACTCTGACCTGATTTCCATGGTCACGCAGCGTGCTACTAACGTGATCACAATGGCTGACTCAACCACTGGTTCACAGGGCCGTGATTTGTGGAACTGTGCGGCAGGTATTGATGCCACCATGACGGCGATTGGTGTACCACAGGGTATCAACCGCCGCTCTTTCTGGAACCCCTTCAACTACAAAGACCTTGCTGGCGAGCTTGGTCACCGTGCCTATGCTCAGGGCGCAACCCTGACAGCATACGAAAAAGCGCAGATCCCTCCGGTTGCGTCCTTCGATAGCTACAAGACCGATATTTCTGGTCGTGTTCCGAAGGGTACAGCAACTTCCATTACGCTGGCAGCAGCACCTGCGCACAAGGTTGAAGCGAAAGATGCTAACGAAATGCCAGTGGATAACCGACAGGGGACCATTACGGTATCTGCTGAAGGTTTGCAGGTTGGCGATGCGTTTACCATCGCAGGGGTGAATTCCGTACACCAGATCACCAAAGATACCACCGGGCAGCCGCAGGTATTCCGCGTTCTGGCAGTTAGCGGAACGACAGTAACTATCTCCCCGAAAATTCTGCCGCCTGACAACGCGGATGTCGCCAGCCGTCCATATGCAAACGTTGATGCTAATGCGGCAAGTAGCGCAGCAATCACCATTCTCAACAAAAATGCCGCACCGGCTAACCTGTTCTGGGCTGATGGTTCTGTTGAACTGATGTACGGCAAACTGGCGTTCCCGACTGGTCAGGGTCCACAGGTAATGACAGCAACCACCGAGCAGGGCGCTACGCTGATCATGTCTTACGCCTTCGACCACATCAAAGGCGTAACCACTGCGCGTTTCACCACTCTGTACGGTTGCTCTGTACTGGTTCCTGAATATACGGGCATCGTTATTGCCGGGCAGTAATTTAGGTGGGGCTTCGGCCCCATTTTTATTGGGAGAAGACAATGGCACGAACAATGCTCTATAAGCCGGGCAACATGATCACCTGTGGTCAGTTTGCTGTCGATTACATCATTGTTGATGACGAAGAAGTTAAATCTCACCTGAAAAAAGGCTGGGTAAAAACTCCTGAAGAAACCGCAACGAAGCAAAAAGTGGCTAAGGCGGAAGAAGATGGCGAAAACGAAGGGTGATCTCGTTCTTAAGGCTTTACGAAAAGCCGGGCTGTATTCCAATGCCACGTTGACAGATGCTGACCCTCAGGCAATTGAAGATGCCATTAATGACCTCGAAGACATGATGGCAGCATGGCAGGCAAAAGGTATCGAGCTTGGGTATCAGTTTGCTGATACAGAAAACGGCATCATGCCGTTACCTGACGATGATTCAGGTATCCCTGCATGGGCAAATGATGGCGTCGCTTTGAAACTCGCTGTGCAAGTGTGCATGGATAACGTCATTCAGCCGTCAGACGCTCTCCTTACCGCTGCTGACAGTGCATATCAGACAATCTGTATCGCTTTAACCAAAATACCACCACTTGAGCGGAGAAATGACATGCCTCGCGGTAGTGGTAACAAAAGCACGTTTACGTGGAATCGGTTTTACATCGAGAAAGATGATCCGAGTACGTGAGGTGAATAAATGCCGATTCAGCAACTTCCGCTTATGAAAGGTGTCGGCAAAGACTTTCGAAACGCCGACTATATCGACTATCTGCCAGTGAATATGTTGGCAACCCCCAAAGAAATCCTGAACAGCAGCGGATATCTTCGCTCATTCCCGGGCATTGCCAAACGCTCTGATGTGAACGGTGTATCGCGCGGCGTCGAGTACAACATGGCGCAGAATGCTGTCTATCGTGTGTGTGGCGGCAAGCTGTACAAAGGAGAAAGCGAGGTCGGTGATGTTGCCGGAAGTGGTCGCGTATCAATGGCGCATGGTCGAACATCTCAGGCGGTAGGCGTTAATGGTCAACTGGTCGAGTATCGCTATGATGGCACGGTTAAAACAGTCTCAAACTGGCCTACAGACAGCGGATTCACTCAGTATGATTTAGGTTCGGTTCGCGACATTACGCGTTTACGTGGGCGTTATGCGTGGTCAAAAGACGGCACTGATTCATGGTTTATCACTGACCTTGAAGACGAATCACATCCTGACCGATACAGCGCACAATATCGCGCAGAATCGCAGCCTGACGGCATCATCGGCATCGGAACATGGCGAGACTTCATCGTCTGCTTTGGTTCATCGACGATTGAATATTTCTCCCTGACTGGCGCAACCACCGTTGGTGCTGCTTTGTATGTCGCACAGCCATCGCTGATGGTGCAAAAAGGCATCGCCGGAACTTACTGCAAAACGCCGTTTGCTGATTCCTATGCATTCATCAGCAATCCGGCAACAGGTGCGCCGTCTGTGTATATCATCGGCTCCGGGCAGGTGTCACCAATCGCCAGCGCGAGCATTGAGAAAATCCTCCGCTCCTACACTGCTGATGAACTGGCTGATGGCGTGATGGAATCGCTGCGATTTGATGCGCATGAGTTGCTGATTATCCATCTTCCGCGCCATGTCCTCGTATACGACGCATCTTCAAGTGCCAATGGTCCGCAATGGTGTGTACTGAAAACAGGCCTGTATGACGATGTGTACCGCGCTATCGACTTCATTTACGAAGGCAATCAAATAACGTGCGGCGATAAGCTGGAGTCCGTGACCGGGAAATTGCAATTCGATATCAGCAGCCAGTACGACAAGCAACAGGAACACCTTCTGTTTACTCCGTTGTTCAAAGCGGATAACGCCAGATGCTTCGATCTGGAGGTGGAATCATCCACTGGCGTAGCTCAGTACGCTGACCGCCTGTTCCTCTCTGCAACCACTGACGGCATCAATTACGGGCGTGAGCAGATGATTGAGCAGAATGAACCGTTCGTTTACGACAAACGTGTTTTGTGGAAGCGAGTAGGGCGCATCAGGAAAAATGTTGGCTTCAAATTGCGCGTTATCACGAAGTCACCTGTCACTCTTTCTGGCTGCCAGATAAGGATTGAGTAATGGCTGATTCGAATCTCAATGTGCCGGTAATCGTCCAGGCTACGCGGCTCGATACATCAGTTCTTCCACGCAATATCTTCTCGCAGTCATATCTGCTGTACGTTATCGCACAGGGTACTGATGTTGGTAACGTGGCGAACAAGGCCAACGAGGCCGGACAGGGCGCTTATGACGCACAAGTCAGGAACGATGAGCAGGATGTGATTCTCGCTGACCATGAGCAGCGAATTTCTGCTGCGGAAGCAACGCTTGTTAATCATGAGGAGCGAATCAGTCAGGCAGAATCAACTCTTCAGGAACATGAAACACGAATCACTCAGAATGAAAGCGATATTGCGTCGCTTGATACCAGACTTCAGTCGCTGGAGTCGCAGGTTTCAGACCATGAAACGCGCATTGATGCTCTGGAGTATGCAACCACACGCAAGAAGTCAGAGGTTGTTTACTCTGGCGTATCAGTAACCATCCCGACAGCGCCGACCAACCTTGTTAGCCTGCTGAAAACGCTCACGCCGTCATCCGGCTCGTTGGCACCATTCTTCGACACCGTTAACAACAAGATGGTTGTGTTCAACGAGAACAAAACCCTGTTCTTCAAGCTGTCGATTGTCGGGACGTGGCCCAGCGGAACCGCAAACAGGTCAATGCAGCTAACCTTTTCCGGCTCTGTTCCTGACACACTGGTCAGCAGTCGTAATGCGGCGACAACAACCGACAACATCCTGTTAGCTACGTTCTTCAGCGTGGATAAAGACGGCTTTCTTGCCACAAATGGCAGTACGTTAACTATTCAGTCAAATGGGGCGGAGTTTACTGCCACAACCATCAAAATCATTGCGGAGCAGTAATGATTCAGTTCAAACCAACGCGAAACATCGACCTGATCGAAGCAGTCGGAAATCACCCTGACATTATTGCCGGAAGCAACAACGGTGATGGATACGACTACAAGCCTGAATGCCGTTACTTTGAGGTTAACGTGTACGGTCAGTTTGGCGGCATTGTTTACTATCAGGAGATTCAGCCGCTGACATTCGATTGCCACGCCATGTACCTGCCAGAGGTTCGTGGCTTCAGCAAGGAAATCGGGCTGGCGTTCTGGCGATACATTCTGACTAACACCACCGTTCAGTGCGTCACATCGTTCGCCGCACGCAAATTCCGCCACGGGCAGATTTACTGCGCAATGATTGGCCTTAATCGTGTAGGAACCATCAAGAAATACTTTAAAGGCGTGGATGACGTGACTTTTTACAGCGCCACACGCGAAGAACTAATCGACTTCCTGAATCACGGGAGATAGCCATGTTATATGCATTTAAGCTGGGCAGAAAACTGCGCGGCGAGGAACCTTATTGCCCTGAAAAGGGTGGGAAAGGTGGCAGTTCTGATAAAAGCGCAAAGTATGCCGCAGAAGCTCAGAAGTATGCAGCAGACCTGCAAAATCAGCAGTGGCAGACGATCATGAAAAACCTTGCTCCGTTCACGCCTCTTGCGGAGCAGTATGTTAACCAGTTGCAGAATCTTTCCAGTTTAGAAGGTCAGGGGCAGGCACTTAATCAGTATTACAACTCTCAGCAGTATAAAGACCTTGCAGGTCAGGCGCGTTACCAGAGTCTTGCTGCTGCGGAGGCGACGGGTGGACTTGGTTCGACAGCCACAAGCAATCAACTGGCTACGATCGCGCCTACACTCGGTCAGTCTTGGTTATCAAACCAGATGAGCAATTACAACAATCTGGCAAACGTTGGGCTTGGTGCGCTGCAAGGTCAGGCAAACGCCGGGCAGACGTACGCCAACAACATGAGCAGCATTGCACAGCAAAGCGCAGCACTTGCCGCTGCTAATGCCAATAAACCATCAAGTCTTCAGACTGCAATTAGCGGTGGCACGTCTGGTGCGATTGCCGGTGCAGGTCTTGCCAGCCTTTTGGAAACATCAACGCCTTGGGGCGCTGGCATTGGTGCTGGTATCGGATTGCTTGGCTCGTTGTTTTAAGGGGTAATCATGGCTACTTGGCAAGGAACAAACGGCGGATTGTTGGCTGGTATCGGCGGCGTCAACTCAAACGCTCCGAGCGTAAATGACATCGGCAATACGCTTCAGCTTATCAGGCAGAACAATGATATTGAGCGTTCAGGCGCTAACAATGTTGGGCTGACTGCTTTGCAAGGCCTTTCAGGTATTGCGGGGGGGGTTCAGCAGGAAAAGCAGGCTCAGCGGCAGAAAGAATTTCAGCAGGCATACGCTAATGCTTATGCGTCTGGTGATCGCGGTGCTTTGCGTCAGTTGGCTACTCAATATCCAGACCAGATTGAATCCGTTCGTAAAGGCATGGGATTCATTGATGAAGAGCAGCGTAATTCTATCGGCACCTTAGCAGCTGGCGCACGCCTTGCGGCCTCGTCTCCAGAAGCAATGCAATCATGGCTGCAAAACAACGCCAAGGAACTGGCGCGCGTCGGCGTTGACCCTAACAACGTTGCTCAGATGTATCAGCAGAATCCTTCAGGATTTGGTGAGTTTGTTGATCACCTCGGAATGGCTGCTCTTGGCCCGATTGATTACTTCAATGTTCAGGACAAGATGGTTGGCCGCCAGCAGGATCAGCAAAGAATTAACGAAACAATCCGTAATAATGACATGACAAATGCCAGAGGGTGGGCAAGCAACAATATTGCGCAACAAAATGTCAATCTTCGTCGGATGGAATTAGAGGACAAGAAATACGACAGACTCATCGCAAATGAAACTAATGCCTTAAAACTTGCTGAATTGCAGGACAAGAGATTGCAGAATCAGCAAGCTATGGAGCAGGCAAAGCGAGATAAGGCCGATGCGTACAACTCTGGAATGGATAATCTCTCCAGAACGATAGAGACGGCTACAAAAGTTCTTAATAGCCCAGGATTCACTGGATATTTCGGAACAAACCTAAACCCACTATCGAGTAGATTCATTCCAGGAACAGAGGCTGCTGATACAGAAACTCTGGTTGACACACTGAAATCTCAGGGATTCTTATCTGGCATTCAGCAGATGAAAGGGATGGGGGCTTTAAGTAATGCCGAGGGGCAAAAGGTAATGGATGCTATTGGTAGTTTGTCCCCAAATCAGTCTGAAAAATCAGCCAGAGCAGCTATCAAAACAATCATAAAAACCACTGAGATGGCTCAGAAACGTATGCAACAGAAATACGGGAAGGACATACAACCGTCTCAACAGCAGCTTTCTGATGATGACCTGATTAATAAATATCTCGGAGGGCAGTAATGGCCTATAGTCGCGAACAGTTGATGACGGCGTTAAGGAATGCTGATGCTGCCGGCGATACTGAGGGAGCACGTCGCATTGCTCAGATGCTGTCTTCTGGTGATCAATCCACTCAAAACCAATCGCAGCCAGAAGAACAATCTCTGGTAGGAAAAGCCACTGACTGGCTCACTGGTGGTCAAAGCGCAGGGCAAATTGCAGAACAGGCTGGCCGTGGTCTGGTAAACATACCATTTGACGTATTGCAGGGTGGCGCAAGTCTGATTAATGCAATCAGCCAGGGGCTTGGTGGCCCCAAGGTTTTGGATGATGTCTATCGTCCAGTCGATCGACCGACAGACCCTTATGCGCAAGCCGGTGAAACAATTGGTGGGTATCTCCTGCCAATTGGCACAGCAGCAAAAGCTGCTGGAGCGCCAGCAAAGCTCGCAGGAGACATCGGTTCCGCAGGAAACATGATTGCCGGTTCTCTTGCTGATGCTGCAAATCAGGAGGGTGATTTTGCACAAAATGCTGCCATTAACGGTGGTATCAATATTGGTGCTCAAGGCGTTCTTTCAGGTGTCGGGCGCGTTATTGCGCCAAGGGTTTCACAGGCTCTTGGTGGTGCAGCACTGAATTCTGCTAATGATGTTTCCAAGATGGCAAAGTCAGGTGCTGGGCGTCAGTCAATTGCCAGTCAGGCCGCTAATGTGTCCGAAGATGTAGCAAAAGCGGCTGAGTCTGCTGGAATTGATATAAACGCATTAACACCAGGAATGCGATCTGGAAGTCGTGGAATTGCACAAGCCGAAGGCGCATTGGCATCAACACCAGGGATTGTTCAGGATGCCCATCAGGCAGCATTTAACGAAATATCATCAAAGTTAAGTCGAAACCTTGATGAATTTGGGGCCGCATCTGGAACGGCATCAGAAAAAAGTGCGGCTATAAAACAAAGGATTCTTCAAAATCTTGATCAGATGAAGGATGCTGAGCGCGCGGCATGGGATGACGTGCGGTCAACAATGCCAAATCAAAAAGCAAGAATGCTAAATGGTAATGCCGTTATTCAGGCAGAGCGATCTGCTGGCATACCGCTTACTCCTGAAATGAAACAGTTTGTTCAGGCAAACAATCAAGGTGGAGTAACATTTGATGGCATGAAAGCATGGAGAGCGAAATTTGCTGATGCGGAGCAAAAATATAAGCGTAGTGGAGAGGCAAATGCGGCAAGGAGAGCAGGGGAAATACGTCGGGCAATTACTGATGATATGCGCACAATGGCGGAAAACGGCGGATTTTTTGATGACTGGCAAAAAGCTAATGATCTGTCTAAAGCGAGGCTATCCGCACAAGAGAGTGCAGAGTCTGTTTTTGGGCGTGATTTGGCAACAGATGCACTGATTACGAATGGAGTAAAATCTCTTCAAGCATCGTCAGCTAAAGGTCTTAATGGTCCTGCTGGATTCCATTCTATGATCCGCGCGCTGCCAGAATCAGAGCGTGTTCCTGCTATATCATCAATGTTGCAGGATGCTATCTCGCATGGTGTACGTGGTGGCAAATCTGATGCAGCAGGAATTAACCATATCGCAGGGATACTTACCCCACAAAATGTAAAAGCCATTAGCAGATATTCCTCAGAACTTGGAAGAATTGCTGATGCATATGGCACTCTTGCAAGAGCGGCAGTGAAACCTCAGCAGTATATTGAAAGAACAGGGAGAACTGCCAATGTACTACGCGATCTGGATGCTGGTTTATCCAACGTCACATCAACGGTGTTAAATGCAATTGCCAACTCAACATCAGGTGCCATTGTTGGTGGCGCTGGAGGGGGCATTGCAGGCGCTGCCGCGGGTGCTTTAGTTGGCGCTGGGTTAAAAGGCGCTGTATCTAAAATTGCCACCACACGTAGTGGTCGATATGCGATAGAGAAAGCTGTTCAGGAAGCCACCAAAGCAGTAAGAGCAGGCGGAAGCAAAGAAGCATTAGCGGCGGCGGAACGCAGATTTATGGCAAATAAGGCCGCCGTAAAAGCAATACGCGATGCTATTGGTAGCGATGAATTCAATCGCTTGTCGAGAGCTGGTATTGTCGCCTCGTTAAGCGGTATGAATGAATATGAATAGCTTTATCTAATGTTGCTGCTACTGTTGCATGTGACGGTATTTCCAAATCCTGAATTGCAGTTTGTATAGGTGTCAACACGCGTTGGGTAAGGTTGAGTTATAACAGGCTGCCTCGCTTTTTGCTCGATCGCTTGCATTGTGTTTACAGCCTGATAATTCAATAAAGCCTGCTGGAATGCTTGGCTTTGCGCTATTTGTTGGGCTTGTTCTTGGCTTTGTAATTGAACATAAAGATTCTGAAGCTCAAGTCTTGCCTGCGCGTCACTTATCTTTCCTTCATCGACACCTTGTCCGAGCATCTTCGCAGCAAGGACATACAGCTTAGGTGTTGGTGCTGATGCCATGCGTGAGTCGTTCTTCACGCTGGCATCAAGGCAATTAGCCATATCGCTAAGCTTTTGATAGCGTTGTTCGCAACTTGCTTGGTAGTCACTTACTTTTGCGCATCCAGCCAGCAGAAGCGGGATAATTAACAGTGATTTTTTCATATGGTTAACTCTCCTTAGTTTTGCTCATGATCCCATTCATGTCTTTTGGTAGATACTTATGAATTGGCCAATCCATGAACGCAAGTGCTAGCCACGCAACCACGTTGAATCCAGGGATTGTTAAACATACCGCCATCTTCCAGTCAAAACCAGCTTTCTTGGATATTTTTAAAGCAGGTATAAAAAAGATGAAAACGAAAAAAATCACCATAATTATCAATGATAATGGCGACCCTTGTTGTTGCTCCATGGTTATCCCTCATCTCTCACACGTTTTAACACATCGATAGCTACATCAAGCGCTTCTTGCTCTGACTTTGTCAGGATTCGACTACTTGAAGGTATTAGCTGCTCTTTATGAATTTTTATCCACAGTTCGATAGCTGAAATAATCTCTGCATTTATCGAGCGGCGATTTGTTGCAGCAATATGCGTAAGTTGCTGTTTTATCTCATCTGGCATTCTTACGTTGAATTGCGGATCATTTCTAGCCACGTCATTCTCCTTTTATTTATTGACATGGTAGAACGGTAGTAGTACGCTTTCAATAGTAGTACGGTAATACCATTTAATGAAGTGGAGTTGAATATGCAAGGTGCAAGAAAAATGCCGCAGTTCAATTTGCGGTGGCCTAAAGAAGTATTGGATTTGGTCCGCAAGGTGGCGGAAGAGAATGGTCGGTCTGTTAACTCTGAGATTTATCAGAGAGTAATGGAAAGCTTTAAGAAGGAAGGGCGCATTGGCGCGTAAAGTTGAAGCCCCAACTGCGGGAACAGTCAGGGCTTCGGTTGTCAGTAAATCCGTGGAGAAAAACCAACATGAATAGTATAGCAATTTTAGAAGCAGTGAACACCTCTTACGTACCATTCAACGGTCAGCAAATTATCACCGCTATGGCTGCCGGAGTTGCATATGTTGCGATGAAGCCAATCGTTCAAAACCTTGGAATGAGCTGGTCAACGCAGCAAACAAAACTCATGAAGCAGATTAGCAAATTCAACTGTGTTCATATGAACATGGTTGCCGCTGATGGGAAGCTTCGTAAGCTACTCTGCCTTCCTTTGAAGAAGTTAAATGGATGGCTGTTCAGCATCAACCCTGAGAAAGTTCGTGCTGACATCCGTGATAAACTGATTCAGTACCAGGAGGAATGCTTTACTGTGCTGCATGACTACTGGACAAAGGGAAAGGCAGAAAATGCACGTAAGAAAACATCTGTTGATGACAGGACTCCACTTCGTGATGCTGTAAATATGCTAGTCAGCAAAAAGCATCTAATGTACCCAGAAGCTTATGCAATGATTCATCAGCGTTTCAATGTGGAAAGTATTGAAGAGCTTGATGCATCTCAGATACCGCAAGCTGTAGAGTACATCCACAGGGTAGTGCTTGAAGGTGAGTTCATCGGTAAACAAGAGAGGAAAACCAACGAGCTTTCTGCAAAAGAAGCAAACAGCCTTGTATGGTTATGGGATTATGCCAACCGCTCACAGGCATTATTCCGCGAACTGTATCCGGCATTAAAACAAATTCAATCTAACTATTCCGGCAGATGCTACGACTACGGTCATGAGTTTTCGTATGTTATCGGGATGGCGAGAGACGTTTTAATAAACCACACACGAGATGTTGATATTAATGAGCCAGACGGACCAACGAATCTTTCCGCATGGATGAGACTTAAGAATAAAGAATTACCTCCTTCAGTACATAACTACTGACAGATAACCAACGCAACGACCCAGCTTCGGCTGGGTTTTTTATGCCCAAAATTCACCGTAGCCATGCTGCGGCGATTCCTTGTATCTGGAGCAAATTAAAATGACAGATTCAATAAATGCCAATGTTGTAGTGAGCATGCCTTCGCAACTCTTCACTATGGCTCGTTCTTTTAAAGCCGTAGCCAATGGCAAAATTTATATCGGTAAAATTGACACTGACCCGGTAAATCCTGAAAACCAGATTCAGGTTTATGTAGAGAATGAAGACGGCTCTCACGTTCCTGTTTCGCAACCAATCATCATTAACGCTGCTGGATATCCGGTATATAACGGACAGATTGCCAAGTTCGTAACTGTGCAAGGCCATTCTATGGCTGTTTATGATGCGTATGGTGCACAGCAGTTCTATTTTCCTAATGTGCTGAAGTATGACCCTGACCAATTAAGGCAAGAATTAGCTTCTGACAGAGGAGCAACATTATCATTAAGTCAGATAGCTACTTCTTACGGTCTTGATTTCTCGTTAGGGGGGGTGTGGCAGGAGGGGGTGTTATCTAATGTTGATAACTGGTGGTGGTATAATAATAAAATCTACACCGGTGGTAGTGGCACTCTTCCGTCATCTCCTGCTTTGCCATGGTACGAAGTGACGGTAGCAGATTATATTTCTGTTGCTCAATTTTTCTCCATTACTGGTGATCCAGCGGCAGATAACTCAGCTAGCTTTAATGCTGCTGCAGCAGTTGCTTTATCGGCAGGAAAGAGGCTGTTTGTCCCTGCAGGAACTTACTATGTTAAGTCACCAGTTGATTTAACAATAGGCACTGTTGACCTATTCGGGGATGGCGTTGAGAAGTCATTCATTATTGCGGGGAGTGGGTTCACTGGAGAGACAGTTGTCAACATGTACTACGAAACTGACTCTATAAGACGTAGCACATCTATCTCTCACGTTACAGTTGATGGGAACAACATCGCCAACTATGCTTGCCGAATTCAATATGTTCACCTAGGAAGAACCCATAATTGTCGTTTCATCAATGGCGTGGTGGCGAACTTCTATACTATAAACGACTGG